ATGCGAAAAAGATGCCTATGAAAAAGCACGAAATGGTATATATTTTTTATAGGAAATTACCAAAAGTATATACTGAAAATATTGCACTTCATCATACTCATAAGTTTTTGAAAGAAACAGAAAATAAAAGAAATGGTAAAGATGGTATTGATAATAAAGGAATGGTTAAAAATAGAAGTAAAACTGAAATTGTAAATAAGTATGACCCCCCTTTACCAAACAGCGTAATAAAAGAAGAAATATATGGTAAAGAATATTTAGATAAAAAAACTGATTATAATGAAAGAAAAAATGGAGAAAGTAGATACAACCCCCCCTTACCAAACAGCGTCATAAAAGAAGAAACATTTATAAGAGGTAAAAATAAGTCATCTACAAAAAACGATGTTTATAATAGTGATGAAAGATTTAATAGTGGCAAATTATATCATCACGATAGAAAATTACAAAAAGGAGATGACCCTATATATGACCCCCCTTTACCAAACAGCGTCATAAAAGAAGAAAATGTTGTTGTAGAAACAAACCATAATACTTTATATGGAAATATAGATATTCCCAATTGTCAAAAGAGAAAAGACGGAGAAAGTAGATACACCCCCCCCTTACCAAACAGCGTCATAAAAGAAGAAGAAGCAAAAGGAAATAATATTTATAATAAGTTCTCCTACTATAATAATGGAGAAAAGGGTTACGAACCCCCCTTACCAAACAGCGTCATAAAAGAAGAAAATGAAGTTATAAAAACCAATTTATATTCTTCTAAAACAGCAGAAAAACCACGAGAACTTTATAGAAATGAAGGGGGGCAATACACTCCCCCCTTACCAAATACAATATTAGAAATTAAAAGCGAAAAAGGAAAACACGCCACTCAAAAACCGATACCATTAATGGAGTGGTTGATTAAATATTATACACGAGAAGGCGATGTTGTTTTAGATCCTACGATGGGAAGTGGTGGAACTGGTATAGCATGTAAAAATCTAAATCGTGAATTTATAGGCATTGAAAAAGATGAAGAAATATATAAAGTTGCTGTTGAGAGAAATATAGATTTAAATATTGTATAACCTTTTAATATTAAATCATATATATATGAAACGGAATCAACAAGACGATAATGAGAAGAGGCAGCGGAGGCGGAGAGATACTAGTGGGAGCGGGAGAGGTTCAAGTGCAAGACCGCCCGACGGAAGCGGTGGTGGAGGTCGCAGAATACTGACTGGGGACGAAGATGACTTCATCGCCCAATTAAGCAACAGCCGTGTTCTTGAATTGGCTGCCCTCCAAGATGAGTTGGATATACAAGTAGGAATTATTAATGACTTGGTCGCCAAAATGGAAAGAGATAATTACCTCAACCTCGTTGATACAGCCCGCTGGAATGCCGCCCATGCAGAAAAGAAACGCCTTGATGATGTAATCGATGAAGAATCTTTGGCTGACCGTGCTGGATTCGGACAAGATCCCGAAGAAAATAACAACCAAGGTGTTGGTGGAGAGGCAATGCCTCCACCCGCAGACGCTACCCCCATGCCCCCACCTCCGCAAAATGGTGCGGCAGCCGAAGAAGAAGAAGAAGAGGTGGGAAATAATTTTTGGATAGAATAGTCAATTTTATTATTGTATAATATTTTAATAATATATATATATAAAATGGCTGCCGAAGAGGGTTACGAATCACCCGAGTCAGATGGAGAGGCTGGATGGGCGGCGTTGAGAGATAACGCACCGATAAATTTAGATAGGCAAAGAATGATCGCTTTACATAACGCCCGCATTTTCCACCCAAACAATCTCCCACCGCCACCACCACCGCCACCGCCACCGCCGCCACAACCAGCCGTCGTTTTTTATCCACAGCACGAAGCACCTTATTTTATGGTTATGGGTAATGACGAGAGCGAAGATGAGGGAGTAGAAGAACAGAAAGACGAACAAAGTGGTTAATATTTCCAAAAAATCCGACACTGTTGCATCATCTTCTTATGTTTTAAAACATTATCTAAAAAGTGTTTCAAATGCTTTTTCGTGGTAAGGTGTCGGTCAATTGCTCGTGGGTAAATCTTACCACCACAGCATTTACATTCGATACTATTTGGATATTTATGTTTATGCTCCCTCCATTTTACAGAATTATAATTTAATTTTTCTTCGGGTGTTCTATATGCCTTATACATATTCATGTTCGCCCCAAGTTTTTGTCTTATTTTTTCTTCTTGGATACATAATTCCATTTTATTTTTACACGGATATAGCTGATGTGGTTGCATATTCCACTCTCCCCCGTTATTCCTAATTACCTCATATATTTTTCTTTTCAATCCACTTTTCAGTGCTGTTTTATGCTCTCCTTTTCTGACATTAAAATTTGTAGTTGAGCCGACATACAAATCCTCTCCACTTTTTATTGTATAAATTACGGATTTATCGTAGTTCGGCATTCTATATAAAACTATAAAATATTATAATTTTTCCTAAAATAATATAACTAGTAATTATTTTTGTATTTTGTCTTTTATAATGGATATTATAGATTACGAAAACTTCTTTATTGAGATATATATATGAAGGATACATATTATTTATTCAAAAGCGACAAGCCGAATAAAAAATGGGTTATGATAATGCCGAGCCACAGACACTTACATTATTTCGGAAGTTCAGCACATCGAGATTTTACGCTTATGAATAATAAAAACTCAAATCATTATGAACCCGATAAAGATAAGAGAAATAAAGTTAAAGAAAATTACCATAAACGACATGCTAGCGAAAAAGGCGGACGGCATACGGCATCGTCTATGAGTAAGATTATTTTATGGGGAAAACCAACCTTTAAAGGTGGCGTAAAAGATTACGAAAAAACTTTTAATGTAAAAGTTGTATTTAAGGATACAAAATTGACAGATGCGATCCAAAAAAAACTTCTCTTATAATATTGATGAATGAGCCTATTTTATCCAACGAAAACAACCGACACACTTTCTTTCCAATACAACACGCTGACTTATATGCTCTGTATAAAAAACAATTATCGTGTTTTTGGACGATTGATGAAATAGATATGGGTTCTGACCGTATGGTATTTGAAAAACTCTCCATACATGAACAATATTTCATTAAACATATTTTAGCGTTTTTTGCAGCGTCAGACGGAATTGTAATGGAAAACATTGTCGGCAGATTTTTAGAAGAAGTAAAATTAAGCGAGGCTCGTGCTTGTTACTCAATCCAAACATTCATGGAACAAATCCACAGCGAAACATATTCATTGCTTATTGATACTTATATAAAAGACAAAAATGAAAAAGACAAGTTATTCAATGCTGTTGAAAATTACCCGGGAATAAAAATGAAGGCGAACTGGGCTATGAAATGGATTGGCGACCGCAAACGGTCTTATGGTTCTCGTCTTGTTGCTTTTGCGTGTGTCGAGGGAATACAGTTTTCGGGTGCGTTTTGCTCTATATATTGGTTAAAAACTCGTAAGATTAATTTAAAAGGTTTAACATTCAGCAATGAACTCATCAGCCGAGATGAGGCTTTGCATGTTGAAACTGCTGTTTGTTTGTTTCATAAATTACATAAAAAACCAAGTTTAAATAAAATAGTTGAGATTATAAAAGAGGCGGTAGATTTAGAAAAGCATTTTATATGTGAAGCATTACCGTGTCGTCTTATTGGTATGAATGATAAACTTATGAGCGAATATATTGAGTTTGTCGCTGACCGATTATGTTTGCAATTACATATACCGAAAATATACAATTCTGTAAATCCATTCACTTTTATGGAACAAATCGGATTAGAAGGAAAGACGAACTTTTTTGAATCTCGTGTTTCTGAATATGCTTTATCGTCTAAAAAAAAGACAAAAGAAGATTTTAGTATGGAGTTAGATTTTTAAATATATTTGTCTTTTTGTCTTTTTATAATATATATGGCTTTTTATTCAGAAATAAAACAACCGACTCAACAGCCCCATTTAATTAATGTTAATCATACGCCGCAAGGAGGTGGTCACCCAGTTCCAAGCGAAATTGTAAAAAATATTATAGATACAGCAGTCACGAATGAAATGCAGCGTTATAGACGGCTAACGATGCCGTTAAGAATGCGGATACAAGACGAAAGAGATTTTGAAGAAGGGCGAGATGGAACTGCGTTCGGCACACAGAGCGAGGGGTTTTCTTTAAAAATTGGTAGCGGTTCTTCCCTTTTAGAGCGTAGAAAAAAAATGATGAGAGCCAAAAAATAAACTCTTTTTATAATGTATATGATTCATACTCAAAAACCTAAACAACACCCTCATTTACAACCTATAAATCGTACACCGCAAGGAGGAGGACACCCGATAAAAGATAGTAAGTATTTCAGAAGACCGCCACCGAAGAAAAGAAAACCGAAAAAAAAATAAATATGTAATTAATATATAAAAATGAGTGAAACAATAGGCGGATCACCCGACCACGATGAAGATGCCGAATTTATGGAAACAAGCGACCCCGACTTTTATGAGGCGGACGGAGAAAGCGACCAAATATATTTAGACAGCGTATTGCCTCACGCATACGACCCCACCCTTGAAGCATTTAATACTACTGGACTTCGACCGAAAGAATATCCCGAACAGAATGAATTTGGCTTCCACCCGAAGCCAAATAATCCGTATCAATATACATTCGACAACAGCAATAAGTATTTTACTCCGCAAAATTTAGAACAAGTAATATAAAATATTTATCTAATATATAATGCCGAGCCATCATCTCAACGACACAGATTTATCATCTTTATCTATTTTTTTACATTCTAATGATGCCGTGATTAGTATATCGTCGGCTCAAAAAATATTTCATTTACAAGAAGCGATAAATGCTCCCGCTGGATATAGATTATTAATTGGTCTTACAAACCTCACCATGCCGAATACAATGTATAATATAACTGATCTTAATAATAGCGTTACTATTAATAGCGTGACGACAACAATTCCAAATGGTAATTATTCCGCTGATAGTTTAGCAACAAAATTACAAGATACTGTTTCGGAAATAAGCACTTGTACCTTTGACAGCGAAAACAATGTTTTTTCATTTACATTTACGGGTTCATATATATTTAATTCTTCTACGATGTTGCGACAACTCGGATTAATCGGTCAATTACCAACATCGACAATATCATCATACACGGCGACAGATGTTTGCGACCTAGGTGGAATAACTAACATCTATATACGAATTGCAAATCTCACGATGAATAATTTAGACAGCAGAGGAAAGATGAGTAATATAATTGCGTCAATCGTCAATAATACAAACTACGGTGGGTATATATTCTATGTTCCGCCCGAAGTGCTTTATTATATGATTAATGAGAACAATATATCTCATTTAGATGTTGAGTTAACCGACCAAGAAGGAAATTTATTAGATTTAAATGGGGCTGATTTTAATATGACATTTACAATTCATTATGTAAAACAACGGGAGTCATCAAGACGAGAGAGTCTATTACAACAAATAAAAAAAATGCACGAAGCAAAATTAGAAAATAAGGAAGAAAAAAATATAGATTAAATATATAACAATTATGATCTTTGGTTTAAAAAACAAGAAACTTGCGAAGTTCGGAAAGAAGGTCGCCAAGGCTGGATTATTCGGCATGAAAACTGGTGGTAAACTTGCGACTGTTGCGGGGACAGTATCGGGACAGCCGACTTTGATGGCGGTTGGTGCGGCTTCGTCGGCTCTAGGCGAGGGATTAGAGAAAATGTAATTTTAGTATTTTATTATGTATTATTAATATATATAATGAGTTATCCAATCGCAGACTATTTCACGGTTTTCCCTAGTGCATCTGATAGCACGGGTGTTGCGGGAGAGAGTGTTTTTAATGTTCCCGCTTCAACATACATGTCTAACGCAAAAGGACAATATTGTTTAGTAAGTTTAGTCGATGGGAGTTCGCCCGAAACAGTATTAGCCGCCGAGGCACAACCACGATTGATTATTTTAGACGGCACTTTGAATAATGGCGGCAACGATGCTGTAATCGGCACTTTTAATATAACTGCGATGCACTCTAACAACATGTTTAAATATTCATATTTACCAAATAACATAAAATATTTAATATCAGCAAGACCATCACAGTTAAGGATAAAAGTATTACAAGAAGACGGCACGGCATTTGATTTTCAGAGTGGACATCTAACATTCAAATTTGAGTATTTGTCAAAATCAGAAGTAGAAGAAATGAACGATCAGAGTGATTATACCACCTTTTAGGAATAAAAATAGAAATAGAAAATATTTTTATCTTTATTTATATTATATAATGGCTGCTACAACACAGAAACTCAATTATGCTAATGTTCCTCCGAGGGCGACCTCTTCCCGTGCTTTGCGAAACGAAGTCACACCTTCGAATGGCTCTGATTTTACTATGAATAATTCAATTATCTTCGACCTTCCTTCCAACCTTAACAATACCTTTTGGGACGCTCAGTCTTCGTATGTTTCCCTTGTTGTAAGCAACGGCGACGCTACGCATGATGTAACCTTTGAGGGCGGTGGTTTCCCAGCGTGTATAAAACGCATTGTGATTGAATTAGGAGGACAGACTCTTTTTTCGTGCGATAACTGGAACTCGCTTTATATGGCTATGTTTGATTTAGACACCGCCGCTCAATTCAGAAACAATGCGGGTAAAGTCCTTTTTGGTGCGGCAAATGCGGCGAAGGGGTCTACTATTGGCGAAGGCGAATCGTTGAAGGTGTGCTTCCCGCTTGTTCTTACTCCGTTCATGGCGAATAAATACTGGCCTCTTATCGGCAGAGATCGTATCCGCATTCGCCTTGAACTTGACACCGCACACCGCGGGTTAATTTGCGAGAATGTTGCTATTACTGACTCTGATGTTACCATTACTGATGTTAAATTGGTTCAGTATAATCTTGAACTTGGTAGCGATGTCATGGCACAAGTGGCGGCTGCTTCGGGTGGAACTATGAAAATTGCTTGTCCGTCTTACCAGCATCACCAGTCGTCCATTGCGGCGACTGCTTCTGCTTTATCGGCGACTCTTGGTTTCTCAATGAGTTCTCTGAATCGTATTATTGTAGCCCAGCAGTTACAAACGGTCGCTTCGACTGCGGCTTATATCGGCAATCGTAGTTACGCCGATCTTGAACGCTTTTCGGTTTCTGTGGGTGGAATTAAATACCCGCAGATTGATCTTAAAGAGAATGGTTCGGGGTCGGAAACTCTAGCCGAGGCTCTTGTTTCTCAACGAGCCTTGACCTCGTGGGGTCACCAGTCATCGATAGAATCCATCGGAACTGCTGGTTTTGCGGCTAATGAGCCGACTGGTGCTTTGGGTGCTGACAATGATACGGGACACTACCTTATTGACCTTGACCTTGAATCGCAGCGTGTTGCGGGTGGCGAGAGTGGCATGCAACTTGTAGCGGGAATAAATACTATTGGTCAGACCGTCCAAGCCCAGTTCAATTACAGCAACGGTCTCGGTGCGGCTCATGTTCTTAACATCTACGGTGAGCATACCGTTCTCTGTATGCTTGACCTCAACAGCCTCACTTGGTCTATTGCTGTCTAAATTAACACTCTAATTTTCATATTATATTAGTTTATTGTATATAATATGGAAAATCCATCAATGGAGAATATGGCGAAACTCGCCCAAGCATCATATCAGATGGGAGAAAAAGGTTCAAATAAAACCGACAGAATAAATAACACGCAAGAGATTGCCGCCGATACGGGTTATATAGTCAATCCGCAATATAGCAATTCTGAAATCACCACATATCAGCATAAAGATAATCCCAAAAATATTGTCATCGCCCATCGTGGAACGAAAGTAGATGGTAAGCGTGGTATGAAAGATATACAAAATGATTTAGCATTTGCGGTAGGACTTGGCGGTCACGAATCAACATTTAATCGTCGTAAAAAAAGAACTAATAATATTATCAAATCGTTAGAACCAGAACAACTGCATTTAACGGGACATTCTCTCGGCGGCGGTACATTACAGCATACAATTGCGAATAGTAAAATCGTGCGAAAAAATCTAACAAGTGCTAAAACTTTTAACGCTGCCGCAAATCCTATTTTTAACAATGATGTAAGGGTGACAAAAAACTATAAAAAAGAATTAGAAGATAAAGTAGAGCATCACCGCATAAAAAATGATCCCGTGAGTGCTGGATTTGCTGGACTAGTCCCTTTTGGAAAAGTAAAAACTCACTCTGTAAAACATGACGCAAATAAAGGAAAATCGTTTTTTCAGAACATTATAGAAAAATCGTCCGTGTTAGGCAAGGTAAAAAGATTTACAGAAAAAGGAATTCACGCACATCTTATCAGCCATTTCCACGATGGGTCAATAAAAAAGAAAAAAAATAAAAAGTAAATATATATGTCTTCGATACAAATAACAGAAACGGGATTACTTGCGATGGTTGGAATGGTGATAGGTTTTATAATATCTTTTTGTAAAACGGCAGAGCAATCACGGTGTAAAGAAATAAATGTTTGTTGTGGTGCTATATCATGTAATCGAGAACCATTAAGCGGAGAAACAATTTTGGAAATGAACGACAAATCACAAGACGCATTACCCAGCGAAAATAATATAATTGTTGAAACACCGCAACCTTAAATCTCAACCCCCCCACCATCGTTCTCCAAATCCACTTGTATATTATCATCGCAACAATTAGAACTCGTCTTACATTTTAATTTGTATACTCTATATGCTAATATGATAATAAAAAAACTCAACGCACCTTCAAGTGTATATTTAGTATAGTCTTCCATTTTATATATACATATATTATAAATATGAGTAAAACATTATTTAACCGAAATACTTTTCAGTCGAAGAATGTGCAAAATAGTGATAGTGTTTCCAGTCTAAAAGTGACCAGTTTTAAAGCGACAAATGCCGTTATTCAAAATTTAACAAATACAGAACTCCAAACAGCCACCACCAATATCGCTATTAACAGCAATTTTATTGTTTCAAACGCCGAGAATATTGCTGTGAATAACGGCAATATTGCTACGAACGCCACCAATATTGCTACGAACGCTTCTAATATTGCTACGAATACTAGTGCGATTTCTACAAATACCAGTGCGATTTCTACGAACGCCACCAATATTGCTACGAACGCTTCTAATATTGCTACGAATACCAGTGCGATTTCTACAAATACAAGTGCTATTGCTACGAAACAAGATATAATCACAACGGGTTCGTTATCAATAACAGACACAAATGGATTACAAACAGCATTAGACGCTAAACAAGATATAATAGGTTCGGGGACAACCCTACAAATAGAAGTGGATAGTAATGAGGTGTCGGCAATATTGGCGACTTCTGCTGGTTCGGCAAACTTTGGATTAATTACTGGTAGTGTTTTAAATACTGAATTAAGTAGCAAACAAGATAATATAAGCGGTGGAGATGGAATAACGCTCTCGGGAACAACGCTCTCTGTTTCCCAAGTATTACCCAACGATCACCGAGTTAATGGTGGCTTTTTGGTAGATAATAACAGCAGTAGTATGAGTATTATAGGAATCCCGGCTGGTTTCGGCGTGAGAAGCAGTGGCGACAGTTTAGATTTTTCGGTAGTTGGAGGTAATACAGATGTTAATGGTATTTTAAATGTAATAGGTGCAGATGCTAATTTTGGCGTTGATATTAATGTCACTGGTGATGCGAACATTACCACAGATATTAATGTCACTGGAAATGCGAACATAACAACAGATTTAATAGTAAGCGGAAAAATAAGCGGGACTACTGTATTCGAGGATTTTAGGACAGAGTCGGGCGTGTCAACCGCCAACGATTTTCATATAACAACAAAAAACAATATTATTAGTGATGGAACGAAAGACGAACTGATTTTAACCCCAAGCACGGGGTCGGGGGCAACCAGCAAAGACGGTAAATTGCATTTGGGTGGATTTATAGATTCAACGACAAGCACTTATACACAGACAGTAAGCAATCATCATTATGCTGCGAGACACCATTTTTATTTAGACCACATGGAATTATACCAAATGGCTCGTGCGTATTTAAATTTAATAAATCAAACTAACGACACTTCAATTGAGAATCGTTTAGGGGATAGTAATAGCGATTTATATACAGCCTTCGTAAAATGTATAAGAATGGGTTGGACGGGGAACTCTTCAACTATCGGCGAAGGACGAGGTCATTATGTAGGGCTTCAAAATAGAGGCAGTGGTGAGAGTAATTCTTCTTTTATAGCATTCGCCAAAGATGGTGGTGCAAGCACTAACCCCGATATTGGTGTAGCAATTAACCCCGATGGTGGCGATATATATATGGCGGGAGAAATACGAGGATACGGCAGACGAGGTGGTAGAAATCTGTGTTTTTTATTTTTCAACGAAAATGAAGCATTGGGGGGTTCGGCGGGTGATGGTAATTATGGCGGTGATGATGGTGATGGAGCGAGATTGACTTTTAACGGGAACGGAAAGCGAATAGGTGACTCTTTTTTTACGATAGGAACTGGGGCGAGTAGCGGAATAGTGACGCTCAACAAAAAAGGGACATATAAAATTACTGTAAATGCGACAGTTGAAAATGCTGGAATAAATGATAGGGCGTGTTTTGGTTTATATGTTAGTGAAAATGATGCGAATGATGCTACTGCTCTTTTTCACACGACACTTGGGGCTGGGCGGTTCGGTATAACCTATACAAGAGATAATAATTTTGGAGTTGCTGGAAACATCGCTTTTTCTTTTTATGATACTTATGATGTTGGTGATAATTTACGATTAAAGACAAAATTGGGACAAGGCAGTGATAATAGAACTTATAATGATACAACCGACGACCTTAATATAGATGTTTTCGCTAAAATGGAAATTGAATTTATAAAAGGTGGAACTTATAATAACGACATTGGTATTCTTCAAGATAATTAATAATAAACTTTAATTAATCTTTTCTCTCGTGGAAGTTTTAACCTTACCCATTTTTTTGGAATATTAACTTTAAAATATTTCCCAACATACTTGCTGATATGGTATGTGATATCTCGTGGTAATTTGTCTTTTAATAACCGATGAAGAAGTTTATGAGTTGTTATTTTTTTATTGTTGAACATGTATATATGCGTAGGTCAAGATTTACAATTGAGTTTGAAAAGCGGTTCGGTGATAAACTGCAAGATCGTAAAAAATCCACATTAGCAAAATACTTTAAAATAAAAAAGTCGTTAATTAATAATGCTTACGATAGAGGTGTCGGGGCGTTTCATAATAATCCATCGTCAGTCCGTAAAGGTGTGAGTTCAGAGGAACAATGGGCTACTGCTCGTCTGTATAAATTTATATTGAATGTTGAAAATAAAAGACAAAATAAGCCGTATCCAACCGGGCGGGGTCATGATGGCGACCTTGTCGATAAGGCGTGAATAATTAATTAAATGATAAATGATTTAAAAGAATACCTCCATATATATATTTAGGCGATAAATGATAAAAAATGACGAAAAACCCCCGAAAAGGAAAAATAAAATGATGTTTTAAACATATAATTTAAATTATATGTTTAAAACATCATTTTATTTTATCAAATTGGCGAAAAACGGCGAAAATTGCCGGAAAATAGGGAAAATATTATAACATCATTTTATTTTTGTCTTTTATTTAGGAAAACAAATAAATTAATTTAAAGAAAAAATAAAATGTTGTTATATATATATAATGGAAAAGGAACTTAAAACTATTACCGAGAGCCTAAAACCGACTACCGCCAAGACTTACGAGAACTCCTATAAAAGATTGAGAGTTGTTTTAGAATTAAAAGACAAACGCAAACCAGTCAAAAAATTAAACCTTAATAATATCATTGAAAAACTAAACGGTGTTGAAAATCCTAATACCAAATACAGCATGTTCGTCGTCATCAAAAAATTATTTAATTCTGAATCAAATAAAAACGATATTGATGAACTCGATAAAAAAATAAGAGATGAGAAACGAAACCATCAAATAGCCAAGAATGGTAATCTTAAAAAAGAACTCCCCACCTACAAAGAGTTAAGCGATGCAATCAAAAAGGAAACAGACCCAATCAAATATATTATTAATTTTTTGTTCTTGAAGGTGAACACGAGAAATATGGATATAGCATTTATAGACATTCATAAATCCGTTGAGAATGAAGACGACCTCGATAAAGACCGAAACCACATTTACATCAAAGATGGTAAGGCAATTTTTATAAGAAATAAATATAAGACATTTAGATCATACGGACAGAAACGAAATATCATCAGTGTCAAAAAATTTGTTGATACAATTAAGAGTCTTCTTGGAGATAAAGACAAAGTTGCTCTGTTTGCTACAAAGAAGGGAACGCCGATTGCTGTTGGTGCAATTGGTTCGTATTTCAGAAGGTTCATGATACTAGGTCTTAAAGAAGGAGAAATTATGAAAATAGTATTAAAGCATATTGATGAAGAAGGCTCATACGATCAACTCCGCAGAGTGGCTAGTAATCGTGGAACATCTATCGGCACACTTTTAAAAGAATACGATATCACTAATGTTAAAAATCCGACAAATGTTATTACGCAGAATCAAGATGTCAAGCAAGAAGTTTCTATTGAGTAAATCTCATATCGTCTGTTAGATGATACGAGTTAAAATAATGTTTTTTCTCCATCGGCACTTCTAAACATGTAAAAAGTGCTTTTGGTGTTTTATATTTTTTTTCTTTATATATCAAATCGTTATATGACAATATTGGAATGCGACTTAATATTTCTTGCTTGTTCGGAAATAACCCGACATAACTAATTTTTTCTCGTGCAAAATCTCTGTATAAAATAATAATAAATAACTTACTTCCCATATATAATTTATTATTATTTTTTAAAATTCTTTAAAAACAATATTTTGATTCTTACTCGCCTCTATTGCACGATTTCTCAATTCGTCTGTTGTCAAACTGCTTGTACCGACAATACCGTATTCGTCTTTTAACAATCTTCTTAATTCTGTTTTAGTTTTAAAACCCTCTTTTGGTCTACCCGCTCCTTTTCTTCTTCCGCCTCTTCCGCCTCTTCCAGCTGGGGCTGGTTTTTCAAACTCTTGTCGTAAATCAATCGGTCTTGTTATTGGTTCTCTTTCTATTATCATCACTGGTGTTTTCACAGATGGCATTGGCTCGGGTGCTGGTAAAGGTTGCGGGGCTGATAATAGCGACGGCATTGATAATGGCGGTGGTGGTATAAGCGGAATTGGTGCGGGTGGCGGCTCTGCCCCGAATCCATTAATACCCATTAATTCAAAGTCGGTTTTTAGTGGTTTTGCTTTTGTCGGGATTGGTTCATTTTGTAATGATAAAACAACAGCGGGAGCATCGGGCGGAGATGGTGGATTGTATACACTAGCATCTGTAATATCGCTCTTAACTTCTTCTGTAAAATCTTCCGACGGATCACTTGCTTGTCCGTAATTTACAGTATTATGGGGGAATGCGACCCTTGTTCTGAATGCGGTTTGGGCTTCTTGCCGATATGCTGTAAGATCGTTACGCAATCTACTTAATTCTTTTTTTTGAACTCCAACATAATTTCTTAACATATTTGCAACCTTCGTGTCATTATCTTGTTTATGACGGGGAATGGTTGCTGGAAACGGTGGATATATTAACGGGATTTGGTATGGTTCGGGTTGAGATTTAAACGACGACTTCTTCGTCCCACTCTTCTTTTTCTTTTTTCTCTTTTTCTTGGGTAGTTCTCCCACTATCACTTTTACAATTTGTTGGACTTGCTGTTTTTGAGATACTTTCTGCCTCGCCATCTTCTATATATGTAAGGTTAGATAAATTATCAGTTAATTTAATAGATTGATTATTTATTCTTAACGGAGCGATTCGGGCATCTTCCAATTTTTTATTTTCACATTCCCATAGCATATTAATAACCGATTCATCAAACCCAGAATATTTTTCCGCAAACTCATCGTAAGGAATAAAATTATAATCTAATTTATTCATATCGACAAGTGGGTCTTCTTCGTATGCATTATTAAATTGAGATACAAAAAGGTTGACATCGGCTTCCGTCCAATCTTTATCTTTTTCATGTATGGTTTCTTCTACAACGCTCATACAAATATTATTTAGCAATTCAAAATCTTTTTCGGTTTCCGGTAAATTTTTAATATCCATTCTATATATATAGATGCCTAAAAAAATTACGAAGAAAATACCAGTTGAAAAGTTGAGCGAAAAAGAAGTATTGGTTGAGATTGAGGACAGTGATTCGTCTAGTGAAGAAGAATCGGAAATTGCTGTTCCACCTCCTCCGAAAATTGCTAAACCGAAAAAGGAGAGGACTGCTAAACAATTAGCCAATGACCAGCGATTAAGAGAAGCAGCCGAAGCAAGACGCAATGCTAAAAAAGAAGTCAAACCAGTTTCAGTAAAAAAAGACAAAAAGGTCAAAATTGTTGAACCCGAACCCGAACCAACCGAAGATCCCGATGATAAACCGATGACAGTAAAACAGATGAAAGCGTTTTTGGAAAGTCAAAAAGAATCGCACACCGTACAAGCCGCACCTAAACAAAAAAGGAAATATACAAAGAGAGCAAAACCACCCGCACCTACTCCCCCCCCTACGCCGACTCCGATACAAAAACCGCAAATACCTACAATGCTGTGGGCTTAAAATATAGACATATATTAAATGAAAATTACGGAATTAGAAAACTCGGATTTACAAGTGTCAAAAATAGAGATGGCGTGTGACAAATGTATTAAAGATAAAAAGGGTGTTGGTATTGCTTACCCTCTCATGAATACAAGCCATTTTTATATTATCAGCGGTGCATCGGGAAGCGGTAAAACTAATTTATTGGTTAATCTTTTGAAGTCTAATCGGAAAACAAAAGACAAAAAAAGTAAATTATCTTATCGCAAGATGTTTAATAAAATTATATTTGTATCGCCTTCCGCTCATACCATAGATGATAAGATTATTGAGAAAATACCCGATGATCAAAAATTTACGGAACTAGGCGAAGAAGTATTTGATATGGTTGATGAACTTACAGAAGACAGTGTAGAAGATAACGAACATACTTTATTGATTTTAGACGATGTATCATCTCAATTAAGAACAAGAGAAAATGAGAAGGTGCTAAATCAGACTGTTAAAAATCGTCGTCATAAAAATCTATCGATATGGATTGTAGGACATAAGATTACGGATTTAGCACCAAGTCTACGCAGTAATGCTAATATGATATTTTTATTTAAACCGAAGACCATGAAAGAAATAAATGCAATCCAAGAAGAATATATGCTTATGACAAAAAAAAAGGCTGACGAGGTGATGAACGCCGTTTTTAAAAGAGGCGAGAAACATAGGCACGATTTCATGCTGATTGACACATCGTTGAGAAAAGGTAATGAGTTTCTGTTTTTTAGAAATTATAATCAGTTGGTTTTTGAAGAAGAAGACAAAAATGAAAACAAAGATTAAAAATTTTATTGATATAATATATAAAAATGGCGAATATTATAAAGAACATCGGTAAATCTATTACTCACGGGAATAGGGCGGTTCATAAGGCTCGCCGTGCGAAACGGGCGGCTAAAAAGGCAGTTAAGGCGGCGAAGAGAGGCGATGTTCGTAAGGCGGAACATAAAGGAGCGGTTGCATATAAGGCTGGTAAACAAGCGATTAAACAAGGGACAAAGGCGGCGAAGGCTGTAAAACGCACTGGTAAACAAGTGCTAAAAGGCGGACAAGCCGCTGCGTCGGGTAATGCTGCTGGCGTTGTTGCTGCTGGCGGATTCATCGAATAAATAATATATTTGTCTATTATAATGAACTTGTCTTTTTTAGACCAACAAATCCAAAATGATATTATCATGATGCAGCGACCATCATATCCGTATTTAAAAGAGATTGATTTTTTATCTGACTGGTATGATGGTGATGATGCCTTCCATGACGAGAACAAATTTAGATGGATATTTGATGCGATAAGATTAAGACGAGAAATAGAGCGAGATATTTTGGAAATCCAATTTAAAAGGTTCTGTTCGGATATAAAAGGAAATCTTGTTTTTGTTTAGGAATATTTTATTTAGAGAAAAATGATTTAAATAAAATATTTGGAGTATATAGAGAGAGAAATATGGGATCAATTCAAGAGATTTTAAATGAAGATTATTTTGAGCAATCGTATGTGGTTGATTTTGCGTTTCATAATATAAAATATGAGTGTGATGGATTACAAAATTATTTAACAAAAAGGTTGAATTATTTAGATGATAATGCTTATGTTATGACGGGTAATGGTAGATTAACTGCACTTGTAAGTTATTCAAATATAAATACCAAAAATGAATTACATAATAAAATTGTTAATTATTTTAATAATGTAGAAAAAAAACCAAGCAAATTATATAAATTAGATGTAATATGTATTGAAAATTTAAATTATGAACCATTTAATCCTTTTGATTTTTGGCTATCGAAATCCATGTTTTTGATTGAAAAAAGAGGCAAGAAATGGGATTATAAATTTTATATGAAACATAATGACGATAATTTTACATATAAAGTAAATAAAGAATTATATGTTGATAAATTCAGAACTAGTAAAACACATTTGGATATTCAAGAATATATGCAAAACAGAAAACTGACAAAAATAGAAAAGGAAAAACATACTGAAAATATGAAGGTCATAAAAAACGAACTATTTATAAGAAAAATTAAAAAACCTTTCAGATTTACAAATGATAATAATGACTATTTATGCAAAAAGACTGTATGTGATTTATTGGATTTAGATTATAAAAGTAAGGGTGATATAAAAAGATTGAATGTTATACTTGCTGATTATGGTGTTGAGTATGATAAATTAAAAATGATAAAAGGAGATAGAGGAGTATTTTTAGGTATTTCTTTAAAATAGTAATTTACACTTTACACTTTACACTTATGAGTTGTAAGTTGTAAGTTATAAAGTTAATCAATTTTCAAACTTTACTTTTTACTTTTCTCTATTTCTGAATATAGAATAAATAAATACTATTGGAACATTCGGAACATTTGTAATCTACATTTGTAATTACAAATCTTCTTTTTCTTCTTCATTTGTATAAAAATATACTTCGTGTGGTTTGCAATGGGTATTCGACCACGGATCACACGAATTATCTGATTTCTTTATTTCTTCATACTTTTTGTCTTTTTCTTCGTAATATGACTCATCATATATTTCTATAAATCCATTTTCGGTCTTTACTAATTTGTATGGGGTAGGTTCTCGTTTTACTAGCAAACAACAATACGGGCAGTAGCACGCCATTTTTATATTTTTTATATAATTTTCGTTGTATTCCAGTGCTAATGGTGTTCCGGTACATTTAGTATAATTCATTCTATATATATAATATCAGATATATTTATATGAATCTAATTGAAGGAGATATTCATGAAGTCATAAAAACATTACCATCGAATAAATATGACCTTTTATATACAGACCCGCCATTTAATTCTTTAACATCTGCTAAATGGGATAAGGTTTTGAAATGGGAAGAATTATGGGACGATATATGGCGAGTATTAAAACCAAATGGCGTGGTGGTATTGCATTCAACTCAACGATTTACAATACAATTAGCATCATCTCAAATAAAGCATTTTAAATATAAATATGTATGGAAAAAAAACAACTCAACAAATTTTTTAGTAGCAAAATATCAACCATTAAGATCATGTGAGGATATATGTATTTTTTATAAAAAACGAGGAATCTACAACCCGCAAATGGTAGGAAATGAATTTTATAAAAAACGAAATGTTAAATATGGTGGTGAGAACGAATACTGGGGTAAATGTGAAACAGAAAAAAATGTAGTAACATCAGAGGGAGGACACTACGGAAAATATCCCGATGATTTTTTAGAATTTAAAATAGATAAATCCAAAAAAAAAGACAAAAATGCTGGAACACGACCGACAGAATTATTAGATTTTATATTGAAAACATATTCAAATGAAAATAGTGAAGTTTTAGATATTACTTGTCATGATGCGAGAACGGGCGTCAGATGTTTAAAATTAAATCGTAGTTACACGGGTATAGATTTAAATATTGTATAAGTATATATGACTTTAATTAACGGCGATTGTTTAGAGGAAATGAAAGATATGAGTGATAATTCGATTGACTTTTTATTTGCTGATTTACCTTATGGTCAAACATCTTGTAAATGGGATTGTCTTATTGATTTGGATTTATTTTGGAAACAAGTGAATAGAGTATGCAAACAAGAAGCAGTGATGGCTTTTACATGTAGCGTCAAGTTTGGTAATAGTCTTATTAATAGTAATCCAAAATGTTTTCGGTATGATCTAATATGGGTTAAATCCGCTGCATGTGGTTTCTTAAATGCGAAAAAGATGCCTATGAAAAAGCACGAAATGGTATATATTTTTTATAGGAAATTACCAAAAGTATATACTGAAAATATTGCACTTCATCATACTCATAAGTTTTTGAAAGAAACAGAAA